AAGCCGCAATTTTATTTTTTACTGTTGCTTTTTGTTTCTTTTCCGCTAACTGCTTAGTCTGAGTAGTGTCTTTAGCCTCTTGGGTATGTAACAGCTCTGGTTTTTTTGCGGCTAAAGTATACTCAGTAGCTTTTGCTAAAGAATCTGCTGGCTCATACCCTTGGGTTATAAAAGCATCTCTTAACTCCATAACTTCTCGAGTAAGATCTTCATTAAAATCAGCTGCATTTTCATCTAAAATAGGGAAAGTATTAGCAATTTGTTCAGCTTTTTGCGCTAATTCTTGTTGCGCTCTATCTTGTTGGACGGTATGTCCCATTTGTTGTTGTATATCAAACATTAACGCATCTTTTTCAGCTTTACGTATTTCATTACGTAATCCTACAGCTTTAGCAGATTCACCATCTAGAATTAGCTGTTGGTATTCTTGTTCTTTAACATCAAAATCATACTTAGGAGCTTCAGCTTTTACTTCTGCTTCTTGTTTCTCAATGTCATCAATTCTTTTTTGCATTTTTTTATTTTTAGCTAAAACTTCATCTAGCCTAGATTTAGGAACCATAGGAGCTTTAGGTTTTTTAGTTTCTTCTGCAATAGGTTCTTCTACTACTTCAGGAACTTCTTCAGTAGGAAACTCTACTGTTTCTTCCGCTTCCGCTTCCGCTTCTACTTCCGCTTCTACTTCTGGTTCTACTTCTACTTCTGGTTCTTCTGCTACAGCTTCTTCTGCTACTTCTTCTGCTACAGCTTCTTCTGTTACTGGTTCATCTTCAAAGTTTAAATCAACTTCAAAGGGTTTTACTTCTTCTGCGGTTTTTACATCTGCTCCTGGCATGGAGTCCATTATGATTCCTTCTTCTTTCGCTTTGCTTTTAGCCATTTCTAGCTACCTCCTGTAGGTTTTGTGGGTTTCATTGCAGCAACGGCTACTTTTGACGCTGCTTGGGTTTCACTTTGTCCAGTTCTAACTTGATTAGTCATCTGAGATAACCTTTCACGTAGAGCTAGTTCTTCTTGTTTAATGGCAATTCTACTCTGCATTTCTGCCATCTTCAATTGTGGATCAATCTCTGCAGTTTCTTGAGCTTTAGCTTGATTAAGAATTGCCATAGATTGTAATTGCTGTACTTCAGCTTCTAGCTTAGCTATTTCAAGTTGCGTAGATTGAATAGCTGCTTGAGCTTGGAACTGCTGAAGTTCAGCTTGTTCTGGAGTAAGTGGGTTAGTACCTTGCATTGCTCGTATTCTTTCTGCAATGTCTCCTTTTCTAGCTAGATGCGAGTACTCTACTATCAGATCATCTGGAATTGGCACTCCAACTTGACGTAACTGAATAGCTTCAGCAAATTGAATTTCTTCAAATGTATCTCTAGATGGAGCAGTAGCTATAATAACGTCATACTCTCCTAAAGTAAGATCATTTAAAATCAAACCTTCTGGAGTCATTTGGTTTACTCGCATTGGCTGACGTTGTTTTTGTGGGTCTTGTTCGTCTGTAATCTGTATTAAACGTTCTTCGGTGTAGTACATCTGTACTAAGTTTAATACTTTCTCAGCTAAGTACTGTCTAGTTTTAGTTAAATTATCTAATGGTACTTGAATCATCATAGCACCACGGTTTTGTTTTTGTTGTATTGCTATACCAGATACTTCTGGACTATCTGTACCTAACATCGCATCACTTATACCACTAATAGTTTTTATATTAGCAGCTGCTTTTTGAGCAATACGATCTAAACCTGTTGGTATTTGGTTAGGTGGTATTTTAGCAGGAGGACTAGAACCACGGTTAAATTCTAAGACTAAACCTGTTTCTGCACCATGTTCTTCTAAGTCGTCTGCTGTCATACCTTGTAAAGAACCTGTCTCTACAATCCAACCACTATTAGCTGTTGTATTTACAATATGTAATTCCTGAGAGCTAATTTTATTAAGTTGTTCTTGTGGAGAAATAAGGTTCCGTACCATTCCGAATGGTTTACCTCGTCTCCAGTACGGAAAGTAAGGCACTAAAGTAAAATGGTCATATGGCGACCAAGTATCATTAAGTACCACAGTATCTGCAGTAGTAGTCCAACGTACTTTACGTACTAGTTTAGTAAGAATTTCTAAACCAAACTGATCCGCAAAATTTTCACGTTTCTTTTTACTCCATACATATGGAACTTCGCGCATGTCACCTGTAACACTGTCTACATAGTACATGCACTCTTTTAATTTATAGTACTGACGTTCGATAACTCGTACGGCACGTAAAGATCTATTTTCTTCAGGGTTAGAAGTGTTACCTTGGTTATACTCTACGCCTGTAGTTGTATCACCATATCTGTTTTCTTCATGCTCAACTGAATCTGTACCTAAAACAGAACCTTCTTCTACCGCAACTCGTAACTGGTCTGCTTTTTTCTGCCCGTAGGTTTCTTCTATTTCATCAAGACTCATCCACTTTGTTTCAAAAATCTCGTTCCACGTACGCGGGTCATATTCTTTAGCATCAGGATCAATTAAAACATCTAAAGGGTCTTTAGCAGTTATACGTACTTCACCTTGAATATGATCATCAAAATCTATACGCACATCAAACCAACCACGATCCTGAATTAAACCATCAGCAAAAACTTGGGACTCAGTCCAATCTAATTTGTTATTATCACCAATTTGCATAAACAACCGATCAAGTACATCCGCAACTTCTTGTTTGCCTCTACCACGAGGTTTAAAGTTTACATCCATACGCCGTGTACTTTGTTCACCAAGTACAGCATTAATAGTAGGTAATATAGTATTAATAGTAAGAGCCGGTCTACCTTGATCATCAAGTGCTGAAATATCACCATGATCCCATTGTTGTCCACGGTAAAAAGCATCACATTGCCTTGCTATCTCTACATAGTCTTGATGCCCGTTGTCACGTGCTCTAGTGTAGGCTGCCCACTGGGTACGGGCTAGTTCGTGTTGTTCTGCTTTGCTGAGTTTCTCTTTGAATTTTTTATATGCCATTTATGCGCTCATTGCTGTTTTTTTGTTATCACCCTTAGCAATACTTTCTAACTTATCTCGCCAAGATGGGATATGTTCAATTGGTTCAATATACGTTGCAAATTCTGTCATCATCAAACCTATCCACGCTAGAGCATCTACCTGATCATCATGTACTCCGTTAGGAAAACGTAATAATTCTGCTATTAAAGGTCCTACCCAAAGCGGTTCTTTTGGAAAGTATACCATGCCTTGTTGCATCCGACCTTGAATTGCCCGTGCTCTTGCTTCTTTATCTCTCCTACCTGTCTTTAAGTCTCTAAAGTATGCTTCATTTAACCTACGTTCTCTAACTCGTTTTTCCAAAAACGGACCCAGAGCCATTTCAATATGTCCCTTTTCAATACCAACTACTCCTGGTCGCCAAGTTTCATACAAATCTAAGATACGTTCAACTAACTCAAACCCATCCCATTTACCACGTACACAATCTACTATATACAATTTATCATATTCATCAACACCTACAACTAAACCTACAGAATAGTCATTGCGTTCACGTTGTCCAATAGCTAAATCCCAAGCGCAATAGTAACGTAATCTAGTATAATCTAAATCAGGTTCATCATAGTAGTTTATCATTTCCCTATTGAAATAGTCCCCTTCATCGGCAACTGGATTTTGCTGGTATAGTGCTGACCAATCCCTTGGTCCTATTGCTCTTTGTATTTTTTCCAGAGAAGGTATGTCGTATCTTTCAGGATGTAATGCATCACCTTCTAACCTAAATTCTTCGTCTTGTTCCGCAATTGCAGGATATTTAACAACTTCCCATTCGTCTGCACCATCAACTGCAGCTTGTAGTAACCTTCCAGCTAAATCATCATCATGCCATCGCGTTAAAATAACTAGTATCCCTCCGCCTGGAGCTAAACGTGTGTACGCAGTTGATGTATACCAATCCCAGACTGAAGCGCGACTATATTCAGACTCTGCATCTTCACGGTTTTTTACCGGATCATCTATTACCAGTACATGGGCCCCTTTACCTGTAATACCACCACCAACACCTGCCGCTACATAACCACCACCTTTTGTAGTCAACCATGACTCTACTGATTGCGAAGTAGGATCTAAAGATGCCCCACTAAATACATTTTTATAGTTGGGTTCACGTAGTTGATGTCTAACTTTCCTAGAAAAAGACATAGCTAATGAACCGGAGTAGGAACAACTAATAAATTCGTGTTCTGGGTTTCTACCTAAATGCCACGCGGGAAACGCTACACTAGCCAAGGTCGATTTACCATGTCTAGGAGGCATAAATAACATTAATCTAGGGGATTTTCTATCTGCTACGTCTTGACTAAATTGTTCTAGTCTTTGACAGATATCTTTATGCACCCAGCCGGCTTGATAATTAGAATCAAATCGCTCTACAAAAGGTAACATGTGTTTACGTGCAAGTGCACGCAGCGCTAGTTCACGTTGTGCGGCAGCTTCTTGAGTTATTTTCTGCTGTTCTTTTTTACTTATCTTTACTGGCGGTTTTTCTATTCGTTCCGCTTCATCTGCTTTACAGTACACACAAATTTTATCATCAGACGGGTATAAAGTTTCAGGGTGTAAGGCTTTACACCTTACACACTCTGTTTTAGCTATTTCCACTACGTTTTCTTTTTAGTTTTTTTTGCTTTCTTGTTAGCTTTTGGTTTTGTAACGTTTTTTGCTTTTTTTGGTTTAGTTTTTTTTCCATATCCATACATAGTCTTCACCTTTTCTAATAATTCATAAATAGTTAACATTTCCACCTTCTCCTAGCTTGTCTTATTCTAGAATTAGGGTCGTTTCTGGTTTTTGCAGAACTTCTTTTAAGTTGTCCTGCCGATCTTGCACAATAAGATTTTCTTCTTTTTGCGGCTTTACTACCTTTCTTAACTTTACCTGTTACAGCTGTTTTTAATTTAGATCCAGGGTTTGCTTTTCGATAAGCTCGCACCCCTTTTTTGGTCATGCCAGCACCGGATTTAGTCTTACGATAATTACCCCCTTTGCCAGTGGTTCTACGGATGGGGTTAGCTTTTTTTCTTGCCACGAGTACTCCTTCGTTTTTTCTTAACTATGGTTTTTACATTACGCGGCTTACCTCCTGGATTACCTGCGGCTCGTTTTCTGGATACTGCACTCCGTTTTTGAGCTGCTGTCATACTATTAGCTTTAGCTCTTGGTACACATTTTGGATATTTTCTTTTACTTTTGCCTTTAGCAGACTTTCTACCACAAGCTTGGTACTTACCTTTCTTTTTTGGTGCTCCTATATCTACCCAATCACCTTTCTTACCCTTGCCAAACCAAGCAGTTAGACCACCTTTTGGTTTTGCTGCCATTATTTGTACTTTCCACCACGTTTTTTATACGTTCTTACTAACCAACCGTTAGCGTACGCACTTGGGTAAACTTTAAACTTCCGTTTTGCTTCAGATTTAACTCTAGAATACAGAGCTTTATTAGTAGGTGTAGCTTTAGCCATTTTTACCTCTTTTTATAGATTTATAACGGTTCATTTTTTTAGCAAATTTTTTTGGGTTTTTAGGAGGAGGTGCATTTATCCCATGATTACAATTTTTCTTCATTTTTTGCCTCGTTTTTAGGAATTAAATACTGTTTATCTACGCCTGCTATTTTTAACAGTTCGGAATCAGGTAGTCTTTCAAGCTGTTCTATAGAGTCTACATTAATATTAATCTGAGTTGCATTTTCTGGAGTAAATAGACCGTGGAGCTTGCACAAAGAATCAACAACGCG